CTATAACTATATTAATAGTATAGATACAGCAGTTAAAATGAACTCTTTTTTATTTACTGTAAAAAAATTACTTTTCATCGTTTAATTTCTTGATATCATCCCTTATGATACTCATTATCAATGATATAATTTGATGCGAGCAATAAGTTTCAGCTGCTACATCCCTATATGATTGGTATTCACTATATAGCACTAATATGTCTCGTTCAAATGGATTCATATTCCGATAATATTCTTGAAATTTTTTCAATCTACCATCGTTGAAATTGAACATTTCGTCTTCATATTGTTCTCTTAACTTTTCGATTGTCTCCCAAGTTTTAACAAGTGGATTTCTAATTTCTTTCCTAATCGCCATATTCTTCGTTATTTTCAGTTATTTCCTCGTTAATTGATAATGATGTCAATGTATATTTTTTATATTTTTTAAAAAAAGGAGATGTTTGGGAATTATATTGATTCATAATTATTTTCTTAATAAATGGCAGATGTTCTCCTTTTGCATAAGCTCTTTGTAATGCTCCAGCTGGTTTGAATTCCAAAATTATTAAAAAAATCTCTTGCATTAAATCATCCGCTAACGCTTTGTCGTTCGGGCATATTTTTCGACATTCTTTTTCAAGCCAGCCTGAATTATATACATCGAGTGCTATTTGACTTAATATATTTTTCATTTTATAGTTCTTTTAGTGTTTTTTTTTTCAATTTTTCAATCAATTCATCATAATTAATTATATCGAATTTATCTGTTTCATAATTGTACATGAATATTATACCTTCTTCTGGTTTTAATAAAATACTTTCTTTATTTACATAGTTAGGATTTTGATATATTACGGAATCAGTTGTTGTTCCAGGAGCTCTAAGTATTTTATTATTACTAGTATTACTATTTATTTTATTAACATTCCAAAAAATAGTTATTATCTCACCATTAATTCGAAATATATTGACATATCTTGATAATTTCATAACCAAAAAATCATATTTTATTTTTTCCATCTGCCACCCTTCAAGCGAATAACTTGAGAAATAGTACAGTTGAGTGTACTTTCCCATTCGTTCCTTCACCTCTAAATATATTTTTTTGCCATTCCAATTAACGATTAAATCATATTTATCAATTGGGTCTGATTCGGTAATATACACACCGCCTAATTGTTGTCTTATTATTTTTTTAACAATTTCTAAGCTCTTTAATTCTCTTTCTTCACGCATTTTTATTAGTTTTTATATTTATTATTTTTTTTATCTATTACAAAGGTACTAAAAATATTTTAACAAAAAAGTATAAATCTTGAAAAATATTAAAAAATAGTCTTTATTTGTATATTGATATTATAATTTTTATTATTCATTAATAAATAGTTTGAAAAAATAAAAAGTGCTTAAAATAAAAAAATTATTTTCACTATTTAACAAACATTAACTATATTTTAAAGAATCTACCAATATTGTAATATAATCACATAACATATGTATTGTATTCACATAACATATGTATTGTATTACATAACATATGTATTAATAAATGTTAAAGAACATATAAATATTATAATACTCTATTGGTATGTTAAGAAATGTAAAATATATGCGTTGGTATACAATAAATGTTTTATTTGATTGTAATACTATCACATAACATATGTATTGTAACATAACATATGTTTTCCAATAACATAACATATGTTTTCAAATAACATAATATATGTATTAATAAATGTTAAAGAATATATCTATTGAAAAGTGTAAAAAAATTGATATATTTTTATATGATAAATGTTTTATTGATGATGAATTGATACATAACATATGTATTGTAACATAACATATGTATTGTAATTACATAAATTATGTGTTAAGAAGTGTAAAATATTCAATTGGTATGATAATAAATATTATTTTCAAAGTTTTTTATGATTTTATGATTTTATTGATAAAATAAATATTATCTTTGTACATGAATAATAAAGAAAATTATTTTTCAATATAGTAGTTTTATTCAACTTTTAACAAAAAAATTGAAAAAAAACTTGTTTAAATCACATAATTTATGTACATTTGTAGAAATTATTGTAACAATTGAAAATAAATAATATTTTATTGATACTTTTCAATTTTTCAATATATTTATATATAAAATAATAGAATGATATAGATGTATATATCTATTTTTTTTTAAATAAAAGGTTACTTTTTTCTTCCAAAAAGATATATAAAAAAAATAATAAATAAAAAAAAGGTAACTTTTTTATATATAAAATATCGTATAATTCTTTTATTTTTATTATTTACAATATATATATAAAATATTACATAATCAATTGAAAATAAATAAAAAATAACATGAAATTTTCTATTTTTCAATCTATTTATATAAAGAATTACAATAATGGCGTAGCCAAAACAAATATTATATAAAAATGTAAACAGTTGATATTCAACTTTTTTTTAAATATAAAAATTACTTTTTTTAATTCTGGGTATATATAAAAAATAAAAAGTAACTTTTTTAAAAAAAATATTGTATAATTCTTTTTTTAATTTTTCATATTATATATAAAAATTACTTTTTTTAATTCTGGGTATATATAAAAAATAAAAAGTAACTTTTTTTTAAAAATACACTTATATTATTATATTGGCTGAGAAATAAAAGTAAATTACAAAAATAACCAATTAAAACCAATTTTAAAAATGAAAACAATCTTTATCAACAAAGAAAAGCGCTATCTCTCAGATGAATTAAATGAATTACCAAGTAATTGCATATTTGACAAAGGTAAAGTAGGCTGTGGTGGGACTAGTATAGCAATTGAGAGTGTTATACCATATGTTATATGTGTTCCTTTCAATACTTTAATAGAAAATAAAACATATCAATACCCAAATGATAGATATCAAGGAAAAGTATTAGGAGTTGATGGTAATACTACTAAAAAAGAAGTTATTTCTTACCTTGATGAAGTTGAAATACCAAAGATAATGGTTACTTACGATTCTTTAGGTAAATTAACTAGTTGGATAAATCCAAGTGAATTCAAAATACTTATTGATGAAATGCATATATTATTTACTCAATACAGTTTTAGACAAGAAGCTGCAAAGATAGTATTGAGTAACTATCAAAAATATAAAGAATTTTGCTTCATAACCGCTACAGTTCTCGAACCTGAATTCTTGTTGGATGAATTAACTGAAATACCAATAGTTACTGCTGAATGGGAAGATGTAAAAGAAGTTAATGTTGTTTCTGTTAAATGTAAAAATTCAGTAAGTGCTACAACTGCTCAACTTATTAAAGAATTTTTAGACGGTACTAAAACAGGTAATGCTTATTTTTTCTGTAATTCAGTTGAGTTCATAAGAGAAATGGTTTCCGTATGTGAACTTACCAATGAAAATACAATTGCTATTTGGTCTAAAAATAATAAAGCAGAAGTTGGGTTAAATAGAGGCACAACTATTGATTGCAACACTAATCCAAGGAAAATAAATTTTTTAACTTCAACAGCTTTTGAGGGTTCAGATATCTATGATGAAGAAGGAAGAATAATTATCGTTTCAGACAATAGAAAACCACACACACTTACCGACATATCAACTTCATTTCAGCAAATTGCTGGTAGGATTCGAAATAGTAAGTATTGGGCTGATATATATCATTTATATACCAATACAAGATATGATATAGAATGTACATATGATGAGTTTAAGGCCAAAACAACTGATACAATTATAGAGGCAAAAGATTTTGTTAATAAACTTAACTCTTACTTTACTCCTAAACAAAGAGCATCACTTCATGTTGGAAATGAAAAATACGTGAATAAAATAGGAGAAGAATTTATATTCGACCCAAATTTAGTAAAAATTGATTTATATAATTTTAAAATTACGAAATCATTATATCGTTTACGAGTTAATATTCAAGATGAATACAAAAAATATGGATATAATGTTACTGGTTATACTCACGATGCTTTAGATATTACAAGAATGGATTTTATTGATAAGCGAACTTTCAAAGAAGTATGTGAAGAACTAGAGAAAAACTTTGATACTAATTTATTTACATTTACTGATAATGATAAGATACTTGCCCCAGCCTCAGTACGATACCCTTTTATCAGAGAAGCTATTAATAAATTAGGTTTTGAAGGTATAAAGGAATGCGGATATGTAATTACAAATATCAAATATAAGTTAGATTCACTTAGTTATTCAGGCAATGAAAACAAAATTTTGAATATGCTAAAAACGAAACTTGATTTGTCCAATGGTACTTTTGTTACGAGTAAAAAATTAAAAGAAACAATTCAATTAATATATAATGAATTAGGAATTTCAAAAACAGCTAAAGGCTCAGATATTGATAATTATTTCGAATCGAAATCATCTACCAAGACAATAAATGGGAAATCTGTTAAAGGATATATAATAATTAGAAGTAAAGTTGTATTAACTAAATTAAATAATGAATAAATTTGAACACAACATTAGTGTAGGTAGTTAAGTGAAAGGTCGGAGTCTTAATTGATTTCGACCTTTTTTACATAATATATGTTAAGAATACATATGTTTTCCATATTTTCTTGTTTATTACATAAATTATGTGTACATTTGTATTGTAATTTTAGATATAACTTTATTACAGGCTAAATAACTTAAAAATATGTTGTATAACATAAAAAATAATTTACATAAAATATGTACTTTTGATTTTTCAAAACTATTTATATATGAAAGAAATAATAATAACCAATAAACAATAATTAATATGGATACAAAAGATTTTTACCACGCACAATTAGATTCATTTGATATAGATGAATACTATTATTGGAATTATAGACCAAATAATTAACTAACTAACTAACAAATAACCAATAAAAAATTATTAAAAAAATGGCACAAATAGACGAAAAACAAGTAATGATAGTGAGACAGTCGAGCGCTAAATTAGCACAAGAATTTCTATTTTACAAAGTAGGCGGTAATTACTGTATGAATGAACTAATTTCAACAGCTGAACTATTGACTGATTGGGTTTTGAATGGTAAGACAGATGATGTTAAAATAAGAGCTACTAACTTGGATAGATATATCGAAAACAAGAAAAATAAAAACAAAAATAACCAATAAAAAATTAAAAAAATGAAAAATTATGTTAAACAGCACATACTTGAAATAATATTTTGGATACTAATAATATTTGGGATAACTACAAGTATTACAATGATTTACCAAACAAATAACCTAATAAACCAATACAAAAATGAAAGAATTAAATGAAAAAATTGACAAAGAAATAAATGATGAACTAGTAAAAAGATTTATAGATTTTTACGTAACAAAAAACAATGGTAGATATGATTATTACGAAGATGCGATACGTGATATAAATAGACATTTCACATTTGAAGAATTTGAATATATAAGTAAAAATATCGATACAATTGTGTTAGAGTTCAAATACAATCAGCGAGAAACAGTTAAAAGACACATATTGTTATACGAGTACGAACCAATAACTATAACTGAAAATGAAATTGAAGAAGAAAATGAAATGGAAGATGAAGATAGTATTGATAATTTACAATTAACATGTCACAAAGAAGATACAATAGATATATTCGATGATTGGGATTTCAAAAAAAATGGAGAATTAACATTTAATAAATATTGTAAAATTAAAGATTTTGATTACGGAAACACATATAAAAAATATGTTAAAATGTTCGGTCTATTAGCTATTAAGATAAAAATAACAAAGATGAATTTAAAATATTTAGAATCATTAGAATCATTAGTAGAATAAAATAAAAAATCCCCAGCAAGAAATTAAACTTGTTGGGGATTATTATTATTATTATTATTATTTGTCTACATCAATTTCTTCTCCACTAACTTCTCCGCAATCAGATGTCTTTGTTGTTATCAATTTACCTTTTCTGAAAAAAACGTAATCCCAAAATGTCTTTTTATACACTTTTGTTATGTAAATATTATTATTACATTCTAATTTGTCAATATGTACTGTAGTAGTTGAATCTTTTGTCATCAAATACCCACTAATTTTAAAACATTTTCTAACGTTGTTAAATTCAATATCATAAACACTATCATTTTTTAGAACAGGTCTAAAACGTTCAACTATTATCGTATCAGTATCAGTTATATTTACAATTATTTTCTGATAACTTTGTAATTGTTTAATTTTTATCTTATGAACCTTCAAAATTGAATCAATTTCAACTTTATGTTTAGTATCTTGACCTTTAATGTAGTCTTTTAACTCTTTATAACTCATAAGTAAAGTACTATTTTTGGTGTTTAAACTGTTAATATTAGTAGTTATTCTTGCATTATCCGATTTCAATTGGGTATTCTTATTATATAAGTTAATAGTAAATAATACCAATAAAAACATTAAAATACCTAAAATTACCTTAAAATATGGTTTTATATGGTTAAATATGTTAATTATTGTTATCATTAGAAGTTCCCCCAGTTATATTTTTATTAGTTAAAGTGTTTTCAACTTCACTCTCGCTTATTCCTAATTTTTCAGCAATTTCTCCAGATACCAGCCTTGAAAAGAATTTTAAAAATGGCATATTAGGCTTAATAATCAAAAGGTTAGCTGTTATCGAATACATTTCAATTAAAGATGCAATCGCAAACAATATTTTATAAACAATCAGTGTGCCAATTGACAATTCAACTGCGTATGTCAATGATATTATAACACCATATATCATTGTTTTTAACATAGTGCTTCGTAATTTACCCGATGTTATATGTTTTTTTTGTATTTTAGCACTCCAAATTCCGAATATAAAGTCAGCTAACAGAATGACATTCAATATTATAAATAATGTTTTCAATCCTGCAAAGTAAGCAATTATTGAAGCAATAATACTTATTACCCAGCCATATAATGTCCCAAGTACACCAACTATTTTTGATGTTATTCCGCCTAATGTCGCCAATATATTTAATTCCATTTCGATTTCAGTTTCGTATTTATTTTTTGATTTCATAGTTAATACTTTTCATAACTATTTATTTTATAACTATTTACACAATTTCAATGCTTATTTTTATTCCTTTATTTTGTGCATTTAACATATCATCACAAATTTTACCCATCCAATAAGTCGAATTAGTTACCTGTCCTTTTATTTTGTTTTCGCCAACTATGATACATCCGCTAGTTGAATTTTCATTTATACCGTTATGAATTCTTATTCCATCGAATCCTGGTACATTTAGGAGTAATGGTAACATTCGGTTGAATCTATTTGAGTGATTCACAATTACTTGATATTTACCAGCTGGAATAGCTGTTTTATCTTGTATTTTAACAGTCCTAACAGCATCTTCAATCGTGTCACATTGGTAAACTCCATCTTTAAACAACTTACCAATTGTATATTCTTCATTTTCATATATTCTTGTTAATTTATAATACATTTCCATATTTATATAATTTTCATAATTATTGTCTAAATTTTTGTATAAAAGCTGCTAATGGTATTCCCATTGTTGGGTAATTAGGCGTTGGAAATGGATTACCAGTTTGGACTTTAATTGTTTCAGTGCCTGTATAACCAGCATATGGTAATGTCTGATTGGAATCATTAGAAAAATTAAAGCCATAATAATTATCAACTGTTATACCAATATCAACTACATATATATTTTCAGCATCTCTACCATCATATTTATCAATTATATTTTTTCGCAACATCCACATAGCAGCATTTTGCTTAATGGTATCAGCTCCACTATCATTATCGACTATACCACAAGTTGATGGCGGTATAAGTAACACAAATTTACCACCTGAAACAGCTGATGCATACGAAGCCCTGATAGTATCTATCTGGCTATTCCAAGTAGTAAAATCTATTTTTTCTGGGTCAGAAGAATTTATAAAATCATTTAGTCCAACCATAAAAAATAACATTTTTGGAGCACTCAATCCCCACATTGACAGATATTTTGAATAATTAAATGACCAAGTATAACTACTATTGTCTGTATTAACCCAGGATGAACCATTCCATATTTTATATTGTGCATTTGTCGATTCATACATTATATCATTAGTTGTTGGATTTAATTTATAACCCGTATTTTCGTCGAACATATATAAATATTCTTCATACCCAATAGTACTATATGTTGGTTCAACGCCATTACCTGCTGTTCCTCTATATACCTTCCAAGCATTTATCCAGAATCCAGTTGAATTCCAATATTTATAATTTGAATTTGGTTGCCAAAATGGGTTAAAATTTGTAAAATCACTAGATACTTTCATAAAATCTTTTAATGACCAACCACCTCTACCTTCTGCGTGTTGATTTGTTTCTCCTTGAATTTTTCTAACCCCAATCATTTTTATATTCGGGCAATATACTTTGTCTAATAAAGCATCCTTGAAGAAAGCATCGCTAACTAAATTATCACCAATTATTGCAACATCAACTTCAGTTGTACCAGTAGATTTTGTCCCCAATACTATTCTCGAATCTTTTGTATTAATTATGCTAAAATTATCATTTTTTAACAATGTAGTTGTGATAAGTGAATTGTCTGATGGTAATGAAATACTTGCTACTCTATTTAATTTTCTTTGAAATGTTAAATATCCAGAAAATACAACTGAATATAAATCAGGTCTCCATCTTTTTATTATTGGCTCAATGAATATATCATTTTGAGTCGATGACAACATATATAATTTATTTGGCATCGCAATATCGTTAACCAAAGGAATATATTTCGACTGAAAAAATTTATCTTTTAAAAATAATTCATAAGGTTCATAAAATGTAGGAGTATTACCTACTTCTACTTGATAATATGTCCAAGCTGAATCATGTACACCAGAAAATCTGAGATATGCAGCATTAGTTGGCGATATGTGCGCACCATATACATCGCTAATACCACTTATAAAATTGAAATTAGAATCGTAAAAAGCACCAGCCCCATCATCAGAGAAACTATAAGTTGTTGAACCTGAAACAGGTATATACCCACTAGTATTAAACGATGAATTTGGATTTGGTATACCAGTCCTATAATCAATCATAGTACCATACAAAATATCTGATGCATTTACATTGAATTTATTTTTTCCAGATTCGAAAAATGTAGCTTTATTTTCATCAACAGTTGAATTTATTAGGGCTGCTCCAGACAATGTATCATTTTTAATTTCAGAGCCTAATAATTTAGCTGAATAAGGTTCAAAAGAAGTTTTTGCAGAGCCAACTTCTACTTGATAACTTGTCCAACTTGAGTCATTAACAACTGAACATCTCACATATCTAGCATTAGCTGGTGAAGTATGTGTACCATTTATATTGTTCAGACCACTAATGTAATTATAATTTGAATCAAAATAAGCAGCTTGTCCATCTGAACTATAAGTGTAAGTTGTTGAACCAGAAATTGGTATATAACCTGTACTATTAAATGATGAAATTGCTGTAGGAACACCATTCGAGTAATTAATGTAATATCCTAATAGAACATCAGATGCATTAATGTTAAATTTATTTTTACCAGTAACAAAAAATGTAGTATTATCACGTTCTATAATGTTTTTAGCCAATTTAGAACCAGTAACAGAACCTTTACCTAATTTAGCATTTGTTATAGAACTATCACTTATTTTAGTACTTGTAATAGAATTATCAGATATTTTAGTATTTGTTATAGAATTATCAGCTATTTTAGCACTTGTTATAGTATTGTCACTTATTTTAGCATTTGTAATAGTATTATCAGCAATTTTATCATTTGTAACAGAACCATCATATATTTTCGAAGTAGTAATAGAATTATCCCTTATTTTTGAATTTATAACTGCATCATCCAATATTTTAGTACTTGTTATTGAATCATCAGCAATTTTTATATTTGTCACTGAATCATTCATTAATTTAGAGTTGGAAACCGAATCATCAGATAATTTATAATTTGTTATCGAATTATCAGATATCTTGCTAGTTGTAACAGCACCATCTACAATTGATGTTGTTGGAACACTATTATCTCCAATTTCACAATATGGTTCATATGTTGTTGAACTTGTTCCTAATTCTATTTGATATTCGGATGTTGAAGCTAATGAATAACTTGTTCTTATATATTTTGAATTAGTTACATATGGTATAGATTGACCTTGTGAAGTGTATATTAAATTAAAATTCCCATCATAATAGCCAGTATAAGTACCTGAAGCATAAGAGTTTTGATATAAATTTTGTCCTTGTTCAATTAGTATGTAACCAGATACACCATATGCCCCATTTGCAACTAAATTACCAGCAGCATCAAGGTTATGACCTTTTATGATATCCAAGTCATTTTTATCGAATTTATTTTTACCTATTTTTTTATAACTTCTTAATTGTACAAGATTTTTAACATTATTGTTACTATTTTGTATTGATAATGTAGAAAGAGAAACTTTGAAGTTATCAGCATTATCTCCAGTTCCTTGAACAACTGGTAAATATACTGTTGAGTCCAACGATGTCAATTCTGGTAATTGTGATATTTTCTTTTCCATAATTATAATATTTTAACTAAATCTCCATTTTCGAGTAATTCATATTTATCATTAATAGGTAATTCCAATAACGAATCATATGAACATTCGCCACTCATTGGAATTTGCATGTCAAAGTCGATGAATACACCGTTAACTATATCCTTAAATTGTAATGTAAAATAATTAACAGTATATGTTTCAATTTCAATATCCTTTAGTAAATCATCCGCAATAGTTTCAGTCTTATTGTAAGCAACATATGGCTCATTTCGGTCACATACATACATTCTAATAGTATAAGTTTTAACACTATTAACTATTTTTGAACTTACAACATCAAAATTAACATATGGATAAGCAATTTTAGATTTGTCATCAAATAGAGTTAAAGAGCCAAACGCAGCCATATATACCATTGGATGCTTAATAGCATTATATTTTAATTCGTTTGCTAATTTATAAATCATTGTAGTATAGTGTATTATGGTAAATTATCGTAATCAATATCATCAGAAGTACCTAGGTATAAACCGTGCTTATACCTAAATAATGGGTCTGGTACTAATCCGCCATAAAGTATCATCCATTGTCTCAAACGTGATTGATATTGGTCTGAATCAATAAGATATTTATTAGCAATTTTTAACAATTCATTAAACCTATAAGAATTAGTGTCCTCAATACCAGCATTTTTCAACTTATAAGCAGTTGTGTAACTTATCTCACTCATAACATAATATGCTATTACAGGCTGAATGTATTCTTTTATAAGTTCTTCATTTTGAGTAGAAACATTATCATTAGTTATTTGGTCGATTATCTCTTTCCATTTAGCTTCACCAACTAAAGGTCTGATAATGAAGTCTTGACATTTAATAATATTTGGTAATATATATTTATCTTCAAGATTGTCGTCAAATGGATAATCATTTTTTAACGTTGTTAAACTTATTAAATATATTTTATTAGCATCCATATTATTTTCCTCCCGTATTTAGTGGTATTTCATTTTTTTGAACTGTAACTTGTTGAACTGAAGGCACAAGTGTTTCTTCTCTTGTAATTGTTTTTATCGCATTAGGGTCAGCTGGCTCATTGACGAATTTAACTGTCTCACCCAAAATAATAGAAAAAACATATTCCAATTCCTTTCTAAACCCATTAATCACAACATGTGTGAATACATCCATAGCTTCTTGGAATTCAGTTTTCGAAAATCCTTTAGCAGTGTCAGGAATACCAATTAGAGCAGGAGATGTAATTTTGTGACCGATTATTATTTTGTTCTGAACGAATTTTTGAAGAGTTTCAAATTTTTGGTCTAAATTATCATTTTCCAATTTTTGGATTGTCGTTTTCGTTTCTGGCGATTCATTGAAGGACAGAATGAACTTTTGACCCTTTTCACCAGAAAATTTGTCTTTAATTCCTTTTTCTATGCGTTTTTGGGTTTCATCATCAGGTATTCCATTGTTAAAATTAATTACTACAGATGGAGAGAACCCATTAGCTGCATTATTTAAATGATAATCAGCAATATGGCTCATCGTAGATAAAGAGGTAATAGATGAATTATAGTATGGAGTTGGATATACATCTCTTGAATTAACATTTTTATATATGTAAATACCTTCTGTTTTTGAATTTGTTGCGATATTATACCAAGAATATTCTTGACGATATCGGTCCCAACCTTCTGCTGCGTAACCAATTTTGGTCTTGTTTAAATTAAATCGACATTTAGAAATGTCAACATAACTTAACACAAAGTCACCACCCCTAGTTTTCATCACTTGTAAAGTAAATCCGCCAAAAATAATAAAATCACTAACTAACTTTTTGGCTAGCCAATAATCAATTTTAACATTATTTAAACCTTCTCCTAAAATTAAAGAAACGATAAAGTCAATTGAACTTGTGTGCTCAGGAACTTTATAGTATAAATCTAAATATTGAAATGGAAGTAAGTTATCAGCACCCCATTTTATAAATTTTTCATTAGGGTTGATAACATATTGCATTTTTTCTACTGCAAAGTTAATAAAACTTAATACAGAATGTTTTTTTTCTTTATTCATAAAATTTTATTTTTTTGTTATTAACAACTGAATTAGAATTAGTTATAACATTATTCTTTACAACCACTAATTCAATTTTAATCATATTCCCATCATCTTTATTAACAAATTTTAAATTATATTCTTTATTTTCAATTTTATTTGAAATTAAATCTGCTGATGGAATAGTTACAACAATATACTCTTTTTTTGTCGATTCATTTTTATAAGTTCCAATATACATGTCATCAATATATATTGCAACATTATTTGCGATGAAATCTGACCAAACGTCAGTAGTAATTGTATTATCCTCTTTATTTTTTATGTATATCATATATTTATATATAATATTTATTTATTTTGTAAAATAAAAAAAAGGCTGGTAGTATTAGTACCACCAACCTTTAACAAATAACCAATTTTTTTTAATTAACAGAATCTACCACACTGCTAGTAATAACATCTTTGGAAATTGTATTTGGTAGTTCAACAGTTTCCGATTCCAAGGTAAGAGAATAGAAGTTACCCTCATTCATACCTGCGCCACTTTGTCCGTTTCCAGCTGTAGCCGATACATAAGAATCTTTTCCAACAAACCAATAAGTTCCGTTATTGTCCTGAATTATAACGTATACATTTGCTTTTACCAATTGTACCATTTCGGCACGTTTAGCTTTTTCCATTTTGTTGAACTGAATGTTAATAACTGTTTTCGCAAAATAGGTTCCATTTTTATCATCTCTAGCACCTGTTACAGTGAAAGATGCGTTACCTTTTCTGAACGAGTAACTTTTGAATGTTTTCCCAGCGTCCATCGCTAGGGTTGTTACTTCACCAGTATCATCGACTGCGATGCTAGATACATCTGATATATTTGCGATATAAATTTTTTTAAGACCACCAGTATTGCCACAATCTAAAGCGATACCTGAAAGTGTTGCACTTGAACAAGCCATAATTTTATATATTTTTTAATTTATTATTTTATTTTTTTTATTAATCAAAATATGTGAGAGTATATTTCAACTCTCACATTTATTTTTTATCCGATATATTTAACTATAAAGTCGGGGAAAGCAACCTGTACGCCAATATTGAATTGAACCTTCAATCGATATACACTGTTGTCTTCTGAGTACCAAAATTTGTATTGTGTTTCATCGCCTTTAATATCACCTCCTGCATAGAAGTTGGATAAGGTAGAAGCATATGCTTTATTCGTTCCATTTAAACCACCTACACCGACTAATTTAATTTGAGTACCTGGGATGATAACTGTTAAATCTGGAGTTAATTCCAATGCGAAATGATATGAATTAGAAGCATTAACATCAGCAATGTATTTTCGTATAACTTCATAACCTGCAAAAATTACCAAATCTGACGCATCTATAATTTCATCAGGAATTTTAGACACAATTGCATTAACAGCTTCTACTGGATTAGTAGCTAAAGATACACCAGCTTCAGTTGCGTCAATTACACCAGAAGCAGCACCGATAATTTTAATGAATCCATCGGTAATATCCAAGTAAGTACCAGTGGCACCAGCAGCATCACCTTTCCATACCAACATTTCAACCTGTTTCTGAATCGATTCAATGGTTTTACTGGTTATAACTTCCTCAAAAGGTAAAGTTGTTTTTCCTATTCCCTCATTGACTGCCCATTCGGCGAACGTGCCATTAAGGTCAGTATCACAGTAGTCCTCGTTTACCTTGAACAGGCCAGTAACAATATTTCGTTTGGACAACGTTGTTTTTCCAGCTGGTGTCCATCCACATCCGCCAGCTTGCAATGTAGCAGACGCATCCAGTAAGTTCAATTGAGATGCACCCTTAATCCCTGGCTGAAAATTAATCAGGTCAATTGTTTTTGCGTTCAAAATTGCTTTTCCGATAAGCGTTTTTTCGTTTAATGCTACATAATTTGTAAGGTTTTCTTTAACAAATCCCATAATTTTTAATTTTTTAATTGTTTATTTTATTATTTTTTATTTTTTATACCCGACAAATAACTGTAGTCGGAGTTGCTATTTAATTTTGCAGTGTTAATAACTGTTTCTGTAATAGGTTGCGATAAAGTTTGTTTAGAGAATTCTTCCAACTTTTTCGACATTGCAGACATTGCTGTATTGGTTTCACCTAAACTGTTGTCAATCATTTCTTTACAAGCCTTTAAAATAGATTCGGTAGCAGTCATAATAGATGCATCTATCATTGCCTGTATCTCATCTTCTGTCATTGGCTCAGAAGAATCATCTGGTTCAGCATTTTCATCAGCAGCAGCAGGAGTTTCATTGATTGGCTCTTCGGCTGGTACTTCAGCTGGTACTTGTTTTTTAGCCGACATTTCAACCGTAACTTGTGCTTCTTTAGATGCTTCTTGAGCTGATTCTTTAGGTGATTCACCAAATAAAACTGCATTAATAGCAGCCTGTAATTTTTCTTTTAAATCCATTTTTTCGTTTTCGTTTTTATTAAAATTTATTAATTTTGTTCCTATTAATTCATTACTAAATAGGGATTGGAATGAAAATCCCATTTTATTTTCTTTTAACTTATTCCATAATTCAAGGTCATTAACTCTTGCAGAAACTATCCAAGAACCAACTGGAACATTATATGTATTTCCTTCACTAGCAAAATATGATTCAAGAATTTCAATTGGTAATATATTATTTGTATGGTCTGAATTAAATTTTAAACCATTTTTAAAAAATGCAGATGCAGCTGCTCTAATACCTTCTTCATCATATACAACGAATCTTTCACCTATGGAATCATTGCGATATATTAATTTATTTGGAATCATCACTGGACCAGTAATGATTTTTTTATCATTATTAAATTGAATTTTAATTTCTTCAGCATTAAATTTCAAAAAATATTCTTCAATTGCTGGGTCATCAGTAATTGCTATTTCAGTGAAATCAGATTCCAAAGGTGTAATTCTATATACTGGTAATTTACGAAATTTATCCATTATTTTTATTAAAAAAAATTGTTTGTGTTTTAACATATCTAAAATATAAAATTAATATGCTAAATTTCCATATTTTAAACTTTATACTTATATATATATATATATAATTTTTATGATTTTTGTAAAATTTTCATCATAACATGTACCAAACCAATTATTTTGATTTGATACATATTATTTTATAAATTAATAAGTAGAATTTTTATCTCTAACTGAAACAGTATTTTGAACGTTGTTAATATCAGTTACTTTTACAACATAATCATTTTTTGCATTCCGATTCATCATATTCAAATTTTCTTCTCTAGATGTCGTAGCAGTTTTTTGCGGATTCAGAGCTATATTAGCTTGACTTGCAGAAGAAGCAGAA